AAGGTTGATTGACTTGACGGTTGGGCAACTTCTTGAACTGATAGAATCGGCATCAGGAAAACCGACGCAAGACGCACCGAAAGAACGCCGCCTTGAATATGGCATCGCCGGAATTGCCCGCATCTTTAATTGCAGTATCAGCACCGCCAACCGCATCAAGGCAAGCGGAAAGATAGACAAGGCAATTTCACAACGTGGTCGGTTGATAGTCATTGACGCGGACAAAGCTATTGAATTATTTAACAAGTAAATATAACTAACCATGAAGAAAGTTATCTTGAAATCGCTTACCCTTTGCAACTTCAAGGGTGAACAAGCAAGAACAACGCACTTCAACGCCGATGTTACCCGCATATCCGGCGGCAACGGTCTTGGCAAATCAAGACACTTTGACGCATTTATGTGGCTTCTTTTCGGCAAGGACGTTCAAGACCGAAAGGACTATGAAGTGCGCACACGCAACGCCGACGGGTCGTTGCTCCATGAAGTTGAATGCAGTGTGACGGGTATTCTTGACATCGACGGTCAGGAACTCACATTGAAGCGTGAATCGGTCGAAGAATGGGTGAAACCCCGTGGTCAGGTTGACCGCGTGTTGAAAGGCACACACAACGAATGTTGGTGGAACGAAACCCCGGTCAAGGTCAAGGAATTTGATTCCCGTGTCGCCGCCATCCTTGAATTATCTTTGTTCAAGATGATAACGAACCCGATGTTCTTTGCAAGCATGGATTGGAAGTTGCAGCGCACACAACTTTTCCAACTCGCCGGAACAATCACCGATGCCGAAATTGCCGCCAATAATCGTGAATTTCAACTTCTTCTTGACAAGTTGACCGGGAAATCACTTGCCGACTTCAAAAAGGAATTATCGGCAAAGAAAACCCGCTTGCAAGGGGAATTGGACAACATCCAACCGCGCATCGACCAAACCCACAAGATGAAGCCGGAAAGCGAGGATTTCGCCGCCCTTGAAAGGGAAATCGCACAAGTGGACAAGGAGATTGCCGACATCGACAAAATCTTGTCGGACAACGCCGCCCGCATCCGTTCCGAATATAAGGCGGAACAAGAAAAGCAACGCAAGTTGAATGACCTTATCACCAAGCGCAACAACCTTGTCAGGGATGCCGAACAAGCCGCCCAAAACGCCGCATTTGAAGCCAATGCGACCCGCCGTGAACTGACATCGACCATCGAATCAAAGAAGCGTGAATTGTCGGCAATGAAGCGCACCTTGCGCACCCTGACCGATGCCCGCGACCGTTACGCCGCCGACATTGCGAACCTTGAAACGACCATCAACGACAAGCGCAATGAATGGTATCAGGAAAACGCAAAGGCATATTCCGGCGATGATATTTGCCACCATTGCGGTCAGGTGTTGCCAAAGGAAATGCGCGACAAGAATTTGGCGGACTTCATCGCGACCCAAAAGGCAAAAAAGGATGCAATTCAGGCAGAGGGCAAAAAACTTGCCGCCCGGCTTGCTGACCTCAAAAAGTCGCATCAGGACACCGAAAAGGATATTGCCGAACAAAACGACGCAATCGCCGCCGTCGAAACTGAAATCAAGGAAAAGGAAGCCACCCTTGCAGCTATGCCCGAAAGCACCGCCGCAACCGTCGTGCCGGAAGAAGTCGCCGGATATGCCGAATTGACAAAGCAAATCGAGGAAGCACAAGCCGCCGTTGCGACCACGACCGCCGCCCCGGATGATTCCGAACATCAGGCAAAGAAAAAGGGACTGACCGACCGCCGCGATGCCTTGAAAAAGCGTCTTTTCGCCCGTGATGAAATCGCCCGTGCGGAAAAGGAGATTGAAGAACTTAACAAAAGGGGCAAGACCCTTGCGCAACAAATCGCCGACCTTGAAAAAGAGGAATACACGATTCAGGAGTTTACCCGCACCAAGATTCGTGAATGCGAAAGCCGCATCAACGGTCTATTCCACAACGTCACATTCCGTCTATTTGACAAGACCTATGAGGGCAACACTTATGAAACGTGCATCCCCCTTGTCGATGGTGTGCCGTTTGGCGCGGCGAACACCGCCGGACAAGTCAACGCGGGTCTTGACATCATCAACACGCTTTGCCGCTTCTACGGCATTTGCGCCCCGATATTCATTGACAACCGCGAATCGGTGAACACCCTGATTCATACCGAAAGCCAAATCATTAACCTTGTCGTAACAACCGACAACAAATTAACAATCGAATGAGCAACGAAATTCAAAAATCAAATCCCGTCGGGGTGGTGACAACCACCGCCCCCGCGACGGTCGGGTTTAACTTCTTCGACCCGGTGCAGTTTGAAACCATGCAACGGGTGTGCAAGATGTTCGCATCATCCGACCTTGTGCCGGACACCTACAAACCGAAAGTGAAGTCGATTCCCGGCGGCGCGAATCCTGAAATGGTCGCCGCAATTCAAGCGGAAAACAAGGCGGCAATGGACAAGGCGGTTGCAAATTGCATGATTGCCGTTGAAGTATCAATGCGCATCGGCGCGTCGCCCCTGATGGTCATGCAGAATATGGCGGTTATCTACGGTCGCCCGTCGTGGTCATCAAAGTTCCTGATGGCAACGGTCAATTCGTGCGGTCGGTTTGAACCCCTGCAATTCCGCTTTACCGACAAAGGCAACATCGGCAAAGTCGAATACACCGACTATGTGTGGAACGACCACACACGCCGCAAAGAAGCGGTCACAAAGACCCTTGACGGCACGAACATTCGCAACCTTGAATGCGTGGCTTATACCACCAAGAAAGGGTCGAAAGATGTTCTTGAATCCGCCCCCGTGTCGATTCATCTTGCCATCGAAGAACGATGGTTCACAAAGGACGGGTCGAAATGGCGCACAATGCCCCGTCAAATGCTAATGTATCGCGCCGCGTCGATGTGGACAAACGCTTATGCCCCCGAACTTTCGATGGGTATGCGCACAATCGAGGAACAACAAGACATCGTGGATGTCGAGTTTGAGGAAATCCCAAATGCGCCCGCCGCGACCGCGAACAACACCGCATCGACAATCAGCATGGACGATGCAAAGCCCGCGTCCGACCCCGCCCCGGCATCCCCTGAACCCGCCAATCAGGAAGCCGCCGCCCCGGAAGCAAAGGCAGAACCCGCGTCCGCCGCGCCTGAATCGACAACCGACAATCCCGGATTCTGATGGACTTGAAGATTATCGGCAGCAGCTCAAAGGGTAATTGCTACATTTTCGACAATGGCGATGAAGCCCTTGCCGTTGAATGTGGCATCCCTTTCAACCGCTTGCGCCGGGCAATGGACTTCAAGACCCGGCATATTGTCGGGGCGGTCATATCGCACGAACACGGCGACCATTCCGCCGCCGTCGGCAAGTTCCTTGATTATTTCATTCCCGTTTACACGTCGCGGGGTACTGCAAAGGCTTTGGGCATCGACCAACACAATCTTGTGCATCAGGTCGCCGACCACGAAATGGTTTCAATCGGCAAATTCCGTGTAATGCCTTTCAGGGTCGAGCATGATGCCGCCGAACCTTTCGGATTCCTGATTCATCACCCGGCAATGGGAACGACGTTGTTTGCAACCGACACCCGTTATTTGCGTTATGCCCCTTTCGGCAACGACAACATCATCAGGTTTCCCGGCGTGAACAACATCTTGATTGAATGCAATTATCGGCACGACATCTTGGAAAGCAACCTTGCCGCCGGACGCTTGCCGAAAGCACTTGCGAACCGAACCAAGAAAAGCCATTGCAGTTTTGCCGAATGCCGGGCGACAATTCTTGCACAAGACCTTTCCGGGGTCAACAATATTGTGCTGATTCACCTTTCGGATTCCAACGCCAATGCCGCCGAATTTCAAGCCGACATTGAAGCCGCGACGGGCAAGACAATCACGGTTGCCACGCCCGGACTAATAATTAAAAATTTCAGTAAATCACCATTTTAATCAATTCAAAAATGATAAAGTATAAACTTTCAAACACCGAAAACGGCGAAACCGTGGGTTGCTTTGCTACCCGTCAGGATGCCGCCGACGCGATGGACAACTACATCAGCAACGCAAACGATGGTCTTGACCCGACCGATGAAGAATGGTTGACACCCTTTGATTTCGACCTTGAAGAAGTCGAAGTCAAGGAAGAACCCAACGAAACCATCACCGACTACATCACCGCCCGTGAATATCTTGGCGGCAAGGCGAACAAACAATTCACGGTCGGCAAAAAAGTTGTCGCCGTCAACACCGTGCCGGGGCTTGAAGATGTTACCCGTCTTGTCGATGCCCTGAACCCGTCGCACGTCAAGGCACTTATCGCCCTGAACGAATTGTTCACCATCGCGGAAGCATGGAACAAGGCGGATGATTTCGTGCCGGACTTCTCAAACAGCCGTCAAGACAAGTGGTTTCCGTGGTTTGTCTATGATGCTGACCGTGCGGGCTTCGTGTGTGCGAATGCGAATAATGCGCCGTCGAATGCGAGTGCGTATATCGGTTCTCGGCTTTGCTTCAAAACCGCAAATCGCGCCCGTCAATTCGGAAAACAGTTCATCGACCTTTGGAACAAAGTTCTTTTGTTCTAACCATCAACGTGTCGCACTATGATACAAACAAAGTTCAACGAAACCCGTTTCACGACATCCGACACGGCGCAAGCAATGGGAATGTTCCTTGCCGACCGTCTTTTGAAAGAATGGACGGAAGATGTCGCCGACCAAGACACCGGGGAGATTATTCAAATCAAGCGGTGTGATGTCCTGATGGAACGCGGAACACAAATCACCCCGGAAGTGGCAATGTCAATCAACTTTCACTTGCAGACGGGCGACATCACCGAATTTGAAGTGACTGACCAATGCCGCGTCGGATTCTACGACAAAGGCGATTACCCCGCCCCGTGGATTGCGACCGCGTATGTCAAGGGCAAGAACCGCAAGTTCATCTTGTATGCCCGTGGGCTTGAAGAAGCAATCGAGATTGCAACCGACTTCATCGAACAAAAGATGCCCGGACACTTTCAGTTTGTCAGCGTCAAGGGGTATAACGATTGCATCGCCATCACCGACAATTTCAACCGTTCCGGCTTTGAAGCTGACCGCGAAATGCCGGAAGATGATGGCGGGATGCTTGAAGAAGAAGAAAACGTCAACGGCAAATTCTATTTGCTTGAATTGCACATCGCCCCGCAAGACGGGGTGGAACACAACCAAGTGTTCCTTGTGTTCACCGACGATGCCGAAAAAGCAAAGGAACTTGCTAATAATTGGCTTGCGAAACGCGCCCGCGACAACTACGATGAAGCCGTTGCAAATGGTGTGAAAAATCCTGAACGCTTCTTGTCGTTCAACACGACAATCAACACGGCAACCGTCGTGAATTGTTATTGCGTGATTCCGCCGGACTTTTCCCGCGAATACTTCAAGCACGACAAGCCCGAAAACAACGAATAACATCAACCAACCCAACCCGCCGGGGAATCCGCCCCGGCGGTAAACGATAAAGCAATGAAAGATAAAACATATTATTTCCCGCACGACTACAACGCCCGGAATGACCCCAAGTTGCAAGATGTCTTGATTGAGCATGGCGCGGCGGGTCTTGGCGTGTTTTGGTGCATTGTCGAGCAGCTTTACGAGCAAGGCGGGGAATTGCCTTTGAAGTCTTGCAAAAGCATTGCATTTGCATTGCATCAGGAATGCAAAATGGTTGAAAGTGTTGTAAACGACTTTGGGTTGTTTGAAAACAACGGCGAAACCTTTTGGTCAAATTCGGTCAACAAGCGTCTTGGCAAGCGTCAGCAAATCAGCGAAAGGCGAAAATACGCCGCGTTAACACGTTGGCAATCAAGCACCAATCAGCAAAAGCAATGCAACCCCGATGCAAATGCAATGCAAATTGATGCAAAAGAAAAGAAAAGAAAAGAAAATAATAATACTTCTTCTATCGAAGAAGATAGGGAAAAACCGCAAAAGCGGTTTATTCCACCGACACTTGAAGAAGTGCAAGCGCATATTCTTGAAAAGGGTTATTCGGTCGATGCCGAAAGTTTCATTGCCTTTTATCAGTCCAAGAATTGGTATGTCGGCAAAAACAAGATGAAAGATTGGAAAGCCGCCCTTGTCACATGGGAAAAACGCGAAAGAGAGAATCCCCGCCGCCCGGCATCCCGGAAAGCGAAAACAAGTGAATCACGAAACGTAAATGATGAATGGAAATGAACAACAAGAATGACATCCCCGGTCTTGACAAAATCTTGCGGGCAATCGAGGAACGCGACACATTCGCCCGAATGACCCGTTACAAGTACACCGGGGAAACCTACGACATCGAAAACGCCTTGAAGATTGTTGAAGCAATCGGCAAGAGCCGTGACCGCAAATTCGTGATTGATGCCGAAAACCGCTTCACTTACGAAAACTTCATCAAGTGGTGTCATTGCGACACGACCATGAAGCAGATTCACCCCGACACCGGGGAAATCGTGCCGGGCGACTTATACGCCGGAATCTACATCGGCGGCACAACCGGGTCGGGCAAATCGTGGTGTCTTGAAATCATGCGGGCTTATGCGTCGGCACTTGGCTTCAAAATCACAATCCCCGTGACCTATGACAAGGACGATTCCCGGACATTGTGGTGGCGGATTATCCGCGCCGATGAAATTTGCGAGAAGTTTGCCGAAGATGGCAACATTTCGGAACTGAAAAAAACGCCGATTCTTGCCATTCAGGACTTCGGACAAGAGCAAGAAGAATCCCTTTACATGGGCAACCGTGTTGATGCCGTCCGGCAGCTTATCGAGTACCGGGGCGACCTGACCAACGAATTAACCTTGATAACATCGAACTTGCCGATGGCAAGCGACCGTCTTGTGTCGCGTTACGGCGACCGTGTGGCATCCCGCTTGCGTCAAATGTGCAACAACCTTGTCATTAAGGGCAAAGACCGTCGGAAACTCTAACAATCAAAATTACCTAACAATGGAAAAAGAACTAACAACAACGACGGCACTTCAACAAGTGGTCTATAAGACCGAAAAGGGAACGCCCGTGACCGATTCCGTCAAGGTCGCCGAAGTGTTCGGCAAGATGCACAAGAACGTCTTGAAGTCGATTCGCAACATCTTGGGGTCGGCTCAAAATTTAGCGCACAAGACATGGTTTCATCAAGTCACCTACATTGACGCGCAAGGCAAGACGCAACCCATGTTCCTGATGAACCGCGACGGGTTTTCCTTGCTTGCTATGAGCCTGACCGGGGAACGCGCCTTGCAATTCAAAGTCGGCTTCATTCAGCAATTCGACATGATGGAACAAGCCTTGAAAGAAATTGCCCCGGCGATTCCTCAAACATTCGCCCAAGCATTGCGCCTTGCCGCCGAACAAGCCGAAACCATCGAAGCCCAACAAAAGCAGCTTGCCGAACAAACCCCGAAAGTGAATTTCGCAAAAGCCCTTGAAATCGCGGGTGAATCAATCCTTATCGGTCAACTTGCAAAACTGATGCGCCAAAACGGGGTTGACACCGGGGAAATCCGGCTTTATCAGTGGATGCGTGACAATGGATTCTTGCACAAATGCGGGTCGGAATATAACGACCCGACCCAACGCGCCCTTGAAATGGGCTTGTTTGAGGTCAGGACGGGAACACGCTATCATCCGCACACGGGCGAACCAATCCAAACCCGGACAACCCTTGTCACAATCAAGGGTCAACAATACTTCATCAACAAACTTGTCTATAAATCCCAACATCCATGAAAATCTATATCAGCGGAAAAATAACGGGGTTGCCGTTGTCCGAAGCCCGACAACGGTTTGAAGATGCCGCCGTGTTCCTTGCCGAAATAGGCTTTGACCCGGTGAATCCCCTGAATAACGGGCTTGAATCATCAGCGATGTGGAAAGAACACATGGTCGCCGACATTCGCTTGCTTCTTGATTGTGATGCAATCTTTATGATGGACAATTGGATTGAAAGCCGTGGCGCGTCGATTGAATATGACATCGCCAATCGTCTGAATATGGATGTTTGGTTTGAATCCAATATCCGGCGCGAAAACCGCGCGGTCTTGCGCATTCAAAACGCAATTCATGAGGTGACGGGCTTGCGCCTGAATCAATATGCGACCAAGAGCCGGAAACGTGATTGTTTTTATGCCCGGATGCTTTTCGTGTATCATTGCCGCCGACTGAAAATGACGTTGACGCAGATTGCAAAGCGCGTCCACCGCGACCATTCTTCAATGCTTCACTTCTTGAGGAAATATGAAGATGACTTCAACTTCAATCCGCAATTCCGTGAACTTGCCGAAAAAGTAAATCAATTATTAAATACGACCAAATGAAATTGCTATATATTGACTTGTTTTGTGGTGCGGGCGGCACATCTACGGGGGTGAATCTTGCCCGTGTCAATGGCGAGGATTGCGCCCGTGTTATCGCGTGTGTCAATCACGATGAAAAAGCGATTGCATCCCATGCAAGCAATCATTCTGACGCAATGCACTTCACCGAGGACATCCGCACATTGGAGTTGACACCGCTTGTTAACCATCTGAAAAGATGCCGCATGACGAATCCTGATGCCTTTGTGGTGTTATGGGCATCCCTTGAATGCACGAATTTCAGCAAAGCGAAAGGCGGGCAACCCCGTGACGCAGATTCCCGCACTCTTGCCGAATATTTATTTCGCTATATCGAGGCAATCAACCCGGACTTCATCCAAATTGAAAATGTCGAAGAATTTATGTCATGGGGTGATGTGGATGCAAGCGGCAAGCCGATTTCGATGGATAAGGGAAAGGCATATTGTCGTTGGATTCGCAATGTCAGAAAATACGGATATAACTTTGAACACAGAATCTTGAATGCCGCTGATTTTGGCGCATATACAAGCCGCAAACGCTTTTTTGGCATCTTTGCCAAGAAAGGATTACCCATAACATTCCCCGAAGCAACACACGCTAAAAAGCCCGAAGCAAGTTTGTTTGGCAGCTTGAAGCGATGGAAACCCGTTAAAGAAGTTTTGGACTTCACCGATGAGGGGCGGTCAATCTTTTTCAGGGAAAAGCTCTTGTCGGAAAAGACCCTTGAAAGGATATATGCCGGATTGATTAAGTTCGTCGCCGGAGGAAAAGACAAATTCATGGTCAAGTATAATTCCATGAGCCAATCGGGAAAGTATCAAGCCCCGTCAGTTGATGACCCTTGCCCGGTTGTCGCAACTCAAAATCGCCTTGCCATTGCCCAAGTATCATTCATCTCAAAGCAATTTGGCGGACATCCTCAAAGTAAAAATGTATCAATCGACGAACCCGCCGCCGGAGCATTGACCGCAAACCCCAAACATAAACTTGTAACGGTTAATCAGGATTCCGGCTCTTATGAAATCCCCATATTTCCCGATGATTCTCCAATGACTATAAAGATTAAACAATTCATGTCACAATATGGCATTACCGACATCAAAATGCGAATGCTTAAAATATCAGAATTGAAATTGATAATGGGATTCCCCGAAGATTATATTCTTATCGGAAATCAAACAGAGCAAAAAAAATTTATTGGGAATGCCGTAGAAGTGAACATGGCGCGGGTCTTGTGTGAGGCTCTGTATAAATCTTTAACCCCTATGTTTTCAACAAAAGCAGCAATTTAATTAACTTCGTCTTACTATAAGACACAAAACTAAATAACAATGTCTAAATTATTCTTTTACGACCTTGAAACGACGGGAACAAACCCCGGTCGCCACGGCATTCACCAAATCAGCGGTGAAATCGTGATTGACGGCAAGAGCGTTGAAACATTCGATTTCAAGGTTCAGCCCAACCCAAAGGCACAAATCGAGGATGCCGCCCTTGAAGTCGGCGATGTTACCCGCGAACAAATCATGGCTTATCCCCCGATGGGTCAGGTTTACACGCAGCTTGTCGCGATGCTTTCAAAGTATGTTGACAAGTTCGACAAGACCGACAAATTCCACCTTGTCGGCTACAACAACCGGGGATTCGATGACAACTTCTTGCGCGGATTCTTCTTGCAGAACGGCGACAAATACTTTGGTTCGTTATTTTGGGCGGATTCCATCGACGTTCTTGTGCTTGCATCGACATTCCTTGCCGACCGCCGCGCCCAATTGCCCAATTTCAAACTTGCGACCGTCGCCGACTTCTTGGGCATCGACACAACCGCCGGAAAACTTCACGACGCATCCTTTGACATCTATGTAACAAAGGCCGTGTTCGACTTTATCATGTCAAAATTCACAATTCAAGGCAAATGAATCCATGAAAGATGTTGAATTATTCAATGACCATTTCCAAAATTATAAGTGCTATGGCATCCCCAAAGCCCAACTTATAATCGCGGACATCCCTTATAACATCGGCAAAGATGCTTATGGCAGCAATCCGAGTTGGTATGTCGGCGGAGATAATACCAACGGCGAAAGCGAGTTGGCGGGTAAGTCGTTCTTTGATACTGATGAAGATTTCCGCATTTCCGAGTTCTTGCATTTTTGCTCAAAGATGCTTGTAAAAGAACCAAAGGAATCCGGGAAAGCCCCTTGCATGATTGTGTTTTGCGAGTTTGAACAACAATTTGAACTTATCCAAAAAGCACGTCAATACGGTTTGAAGCATTACATCAATCTTGTGTTCCGCAAGAACTTTTCGGCACAAGTTCTTAAGGCCAATATGCGCGTTGTCGGCAATTGCGAATATGCCGTGTTGCTTTATCGCGACAAGTTGCCCAAATTCAACAACGACGGCCACATGGTCTTTAATTGCTTTGATTGGGCCAGGGATAGCCGGACACCGAAAGTCCACCCGACACAAAAGCCCGTGCAACTTCTTGAACGCTTAATTGAAATATTCACTGACCCCGGCGATGTTGTCATTGACCCTTGCGCCGGAAGCGGAACAACCCTATTGGCAGCAGCACAACTAAATCGTCGCGCCTATGGGTTTGAAATCAAAAAGGACTTCTTCAATGCAGCCAACGAATTAGTGTTGACAAATATACAAAAATCATTATTCTAACAACGTAAAATGAAAAATCTGAATGAACTATCCAAAGTGGCGCATGAAAACGCCGTGAAGCACGGATGGTGGGAAAGCAACCCAAGCACCGAACATTGCTTGATGCTTGTTGTCACCGAGATTGCGGAAATGGTCGAGGCTGACCGCAAAGGCAACGTCGCGGTCATTAACCACATCCGCAAGCAAAACAACCTTGCCGCCGCGCAAAAACGCCGTTTGACCGATGATGTCGATTCCGCCCCGGACTTCATCGCGGCATTCGATGAAATGGTAAAAAACACCGTCGAGGATGAAATGGCGGATGTCGTGATTCGGCTTCTTGACCTTGCGGGGGCATTCGGTCTTGACTTCGACAAGCTGACCCCCAACAAGTATCATCGCGCATTCGACCGATTCAGTTTCACCGAAAACGCCTTTGCCCTGACCAAAGGGTTGTGCCGCGAAAGCATCAATATTTTCAAGCGCATTCAATTCGGCATCCATTACATGACGTTGTGGGCGGAAAGTCAGGGTGTCAACCTTGATTGGCACGTCCGCGCAAAGATGCGTTACAACGTCACCCGTCCTTACAAGCACGGCAAGAAGTATTGATGCAAGTGTTAAGCAAAAGCAATGCAAATGCAATACAAAAGGATATGGCACGAATGAAATATCTTGTTATCATAACCGACCCGGCGACGGGCGAAAAGTCGGCTTTTTACACCGATTGGTTTCAAGCCGAAAATCACTTCAACCCCGAAGTCGGAATGGTTGTGATTGACCAAACGCAACATCTTGTCACTTTCGACGGCGAAACGTGGCAAGACATCGAAGATGACCATCTTTAACCCCTAAACAATCAATAATCATGTTAAAAATCGAAGTTATCGGCAACATCGGCAACGATGCCGAAGTCAAGAACATCAACGGGAACGAATGTGTGGCGTTTAACGTCGCAAGTTCCGAGAAGCGAAACGGCACGGAATACACAACATGGGTTTCCGTCCTGATGAACGGCAACGGGGGCAACCTTACGCAGTACCTCAAAAGGGGCGCGAAAGTGTTTGTCCGTGGCAACCTATCGGTCAAGCAGTATCAGGACAAGAACGGGCAATGGTGTGTCGGCTTAAATATGTCGGCAACCGAAATTCAGCTTTGCGGGCTGAAATCCGAGAACACCGCCCCGACGGGCTACAACGACCCATTCGGCGGTCAGCCGGGCGGGTATAATCCCCCGTGCTGATGCGCCCGAAAGTTGACATCATCGTGGGCATCGACCCGGACGTTGACAAAAGCGGTTACGCCGTCTTGAAATGCGATGAACGCAAAGTCACGACCCTTGATGCGTTGAACTTCTTTCAACTTCAAGCGTACTTGACCGCCCTTGCCGACCGCGCCCGGAATCTTGATGTGTCAATGGTTGTCGTTGTCGAAGCGTCTTGGATGATTCAGGCGAATTGGCACGTCAACAAATTTGACCGCCGCAACCGTGCCGCCGCAAAGGGTTACGACGTGGGGCGCAATCATCAAGTCGGGATGCTGATTGTCGAAATGTGCAAGGTTCACGGCATCCCCGTGGTCGAGCATATCCCCTTGCGCAAGTGTTGGTCAGGCAAAGACCGCAAGATTACCCACGAAGAATTGACGCAGTTTTGCCCGGTCGATAAGACCCGCACCAATCAGGAAATGCGCGATGCCGCCTTGCTTGCGTGGGCATTCGCCGACTTTCCCATTCGCCTGAATCCCCGCAAGGGTTGAATAACTTTTTTACTTCTTTTTTTGATAAAGTGTGTTTCATAATGATACACGCTTTATTTTTGCACATAATTTTTCACCAATCAAAATCGCAGATATGAAACCGATTGACTTTCCGCAGTCCACAAAGGTACTGCAAAAGCCGGAAAATATGTTCGACGCGGATTGCAAGCCCTTACCCGTTTGGAGTGACGGCAAACAATGTGTGTCGTGCTGGCGACCGACTTTCAAAGAACGTGTCCGCATCTTGTTCGCGGGCAAGGTGTGGTTGGGTGTCAACGCAGGATATTCGCAACCGCCCGTTTACCTGACCGGGGAAACGCCCTTTGTTATTCCCCCGTTTTTCGCCCGTGTGCGCCTTTGGCTTGAAGATGTATGGGATAACACCAAAGACATCGCAAAAGAGGTCAGAGAAGCCGCCAAAGAGCGTGACAAGCGCATTCATTTCGCTTGCGGGTTCATCATTTCACTTATTGTCGGCTTTTTCTTGCCGCTTCTTGGCTTGTTCGCCGGATGTGTCGCCGGGGCAATCAAGGAATGGTGGGATTCAAAGGGTCACGGCACGGTCGAACTTATGGACTTTGTGTTTACTTCATTCGGCGCGGTTGTCGCCCTGATTCCGGCATTAGTGCTTCATTCAATCGTGTGGTGACATGGCAAAGACATCGAAAGCGAGAATCACCGACCTTGTGGGTGACAATCACAACTTCAACAAGGGAACGCAGTATGGCGACCACCTGATGGATGAATCCTTGCGTCAATTCGGGTTGGGTCGCTCAATCCTTATCGACAAGAACAACCGAATCATCGCCGGAAACAAGACCACCGAGAAAGCCGGGGAATTGGGTTTTGAAGATGTCCTTGTCGTGGAAACCGACGGCAAAACCCTTGTCGCCGTGAAGCGCACCGACATTGACTTGGATTCAAGAGCCGGACGCGAACTTGCCCTTGCCGACAATGCGACATCGAAAGCAAACCTTGAATGGGATGAAGAAGCAATCGCGGAAGCTGCCGCCGCCTTTGACTTTGACCCGGCGGATTGGGGTGTTCCCCTTGATGATGATTCCGAGGGCGAGGAAGAAGAACCCAAAAAAAAGGAAATTTCCACCCGCCTGATTGTCGAATGCAAGGACGTAACCAAGTTGTCAATGTTGTTTTCGGAACTGCAAGACCGTGGCTTTGAATGCGAGTTGAAAGAGTGAAAACCTGATGAATCTTACTTTTTTCAACTAAAAAAGAATCAAAATGGCAAAGTATAGCAAAAAGATGGTTGCAAAGATTGTCGGGCTTTTGAAGTCGGACACTTACACCATTGCCGAAATTTGCCGTCAAGTCGGGATTTCAACGCAAACTTATCACGAATGGGTCAACACCCGTGAAGATTTTGCCCTTGCCGTCGAGGAAGCCCGCGAAGAACTGATGCAATCAATGGTCATTGAAGCCAAGAAGTCATTGCGGAAAAAGATTCAGGGTTACGACGTGACGGAAACAAAGGTTGTGACCGTTCCGAGCAATCAAAAGACCCAAGACGGCAAAGAAAAGCCGCGCATCAAGGAGCAAACGACCACCAAGAAGCACATTCAGCCGGACACCGCCGCAATCATTTTCACGCTTACCAACGGCGACCCGGAGCATTGGCGCAACCGTCAGTCAACCGAGGTGACGGGCAAGGACGGGCAAGACCTATTCGCCAAAAAGACCGATGAAGAATTGGCGGCGATGATTGAGGATTTACACCGAAAATTGGATTCCTGATGAATAAGCGGTCGGACATGGTGCAATATATCAGGGCAATGCAAGAACGACTTTTGCGTGAAAGCCGTTCCGATTTGTTGCGTTTCACCCTTGCCACGATGCCGACCTTTCGCCCGGCGGACTTTCACCGCCGTTATTATTCGGTGCTGACATCCTTTGCACACGGGGAAATCAAGAAACTTATGGTCTTTATGCCCCCGCAGCACGGTAAGTCCGAGGGTTCAACCCGCCGTTTGCCGTCGTTCCTTTTGGGCTTGTGTCCTGACCACCGATTGGCGATTGTGTCCTACAATGCGCCGAAAGCCCGCAAATTCAACCGAGAGATTCAACGCATCATTGATTCCCCGGAATATCACGCTATTTTCCCCGAAACGTGCTTGAACGCATCCAATGTCACGACCATTGCCGGGTCGTGGTTGCGCAATGCCGATGAATGCGAAATTGTCGGGCATCGCGGGGGCTTCAAGACCGTTGGTGTCGGCGGTGCATTGACGGGTGAACCCGTTGACATCCTGATTATGGATGATATTTACAAGGACGCGAAAACGGCATGGTCGCCGATTGTGCGTGAATCCGTGTCCGATTGGTATGACACCGTGGCGGAAACCCGACTTCACAACGATTCCCAACAACTGATTGTCTTTACCCGTTGGCATGAAGATGATTTGGCGGGCAAGTTATTGAGGGAACAAGGGGTTTATGACCCCGTGGAGAATCCCGACGGTTGGGTTGTGGTCATTTATCAGGCAATCAAAGAGGGCGCACCGACCGAATATGACCCCCGACAAGAGGGTGAAGCACTTTGGGAAGAACGGCATTCGCGTGAAAAGTTGCTTGCCACACGCAAGCGCAATCCGCAAGTGTTCGATTCACTCTATCAGCAGAACCCGCAACCCCGCGAGGGTCTTATGTATGAAGCCGGATTCGTGGAATATGAGATTCGCCCGGCGACACAATATTGCATCCGCAAGGCTTATGTTGACGTGGCGGACACGGGCAAGGACTTCTTGTGCGGCATCATCTATGATGAAACCGAACACGGCAATTATGTTGTCGATGTGCTTTACACCACGCGCCCGGTCGAATATACCGAACCCGCCCTTGCAAAGATGCTGACCAAACACGGGGTTGTCGAATGTGTGATTGAAGCCAACAACGGCGGTCGCCTTTTCAAGAACAATGTTGAAAAGCAATGCCGACTGATGGGCAACTCCAAAACCCGCTTCATCGCCTTTCACCAAACCGAGAACAAGGACATCCGCATTTATGAGCATTCCGCGATGGTGCAGAACCTCACATTCATGCCCTTTGGATGGAAACGCCGTTTCCCTGAATTTGCAAAGGCGATTTGCGGTTACTTGAAAGCCGGACAAAACGAACACGACGATGCGCCGGACGCATTGACGGGAACAATCGAGAAAAGAAGAAAACGCGCCAAATCGGGGGTTGCATCCCTTTTTGGTCGTTAATGTGTATCACTATAAAACACAAGTGAACGAATGAAGTTAAAAGACATCATCCAATCGGAGAACCCGACCGACCAAATCAGTGCTTTGCAGTCGGGGCGCAATCATCCCATCCCGGATGCCGAACAAGCGAAAAAAGCACTTGACCCGAAGTTGCACGACATCAACGACCCCTTCAAGCGCAAGGACAAGCAAGTGCGCGTCGATGTGGATGCCGAAAGCGATTCAGCAAAGAAAGTCATCACCGCCGACGGTGAAGCGGTCGCCACACGCACGGAAAAGGTCGCCCGCATCGCCGTGGCAATTCAAAAGCTGATTATCAAACGCGCCGTGTCGTTCTGTTTCGGCAACCCCGTGGAGTATAACGCAACACCCGCAAACGACCAAGAAAAAGCGGTTCTTTTTGCCCTGAAACGCATCTTGAAAGACGTTAAGAGCAATTCAATGAACCGCAAAATCGGACGTGCCATTTTCGGCTTCAAGGAGTGCGCCGAATATTGGTATCCCGTACCAAAGGAACACGGCAAATATGGATTCAAAAGCAAGTTCAAGTTGCGTTGCACCATCTTGTCGCCCGCCTTTGGTGATACGCTTTACCCTTACTTCGATGATTCCGGCGACATGGTGGCGTTTTCCCGTGCTTACAGCCACAAGGACAACAAGGGTGTTTCGACTGATTACTTTGAAACATTCACCGATGAAGAACATTGGCTTTGGCGCACCAACGGCGGCGGCATAGGGGCGCAGCTTGTCGATGGTTTCCCGAAGCCCGTTGCCATCGGCAAAATCCCCATCGTTTACGGGTATCAAGATAAGTTTGAAACCGAGGACGTGGACAAACTGATTGACCGTTTGGAAACCCTTTTGTCGAACTTTGCCGACACAAACGATTATCACGCAAGCCCGAAAATCTTTGTCACGGGAACAATCAACGGATGGGCGAAAAAGGGCGAATCCGGCGCGGTTATCGAGGGTGAACCGGGCGCAACGATGCAATATGTGTCGTGGGCAAACGCACCCGAAGCGGTCAAGTTGGAAATCGAAACCCTTTTGCGCCTGATATACACCATCACGCAGACCCCCGACATTTCCTTTGATTCGGTCAAGGGGCTGGGCGCGATTTCCGGGCTTGCCCTGAAATTGCTTTTCATGGACGCGCACTTGAAAGTTCAGGACAAACGCGAAATATTCGATGATTACCTACAACGCCGCGCCAACGTGCTTCTTGCATACATCGGGCAATTCAACACCGCACTTGCCGATGCTTGCGATGAAATGGACGTTGAACCCGAAATAACGCCTTACATCCTGACAAGCGAAATCGACGATTTGAATTATTGGCTTACCGCCAACGGCGGAAAGGCGGTCATTTCGCAAGAAGAATCCGTGGAAAAGGCGGGATTGTCAGGCGACCCCGTGGCGACCATGCAGAAAATCAAGGAGCAAACCACCGCCGAAAATTCGTTCATGGTCGGCGAACCAATCATTGACGCATAACATTTCCAAAAACCGAATCGACAATGAAAAGGCTTTTATCAATTCTTGCCGTTGCCCTGATGCTGATTGTGGCATCATGCGGCGACGGCAACACCGTGTCCGGCTATGTGGTCGGCAAGAAGCACATTCCCGTCCGACATTGCACCACCCGCGATGCCGTGACGCAGACAACGCGCATCCGCACAATCCCCGAAATGTGGATTCTATATGTCGCGGATTCAACCGCCGTGCGGACAATTCACGTTGACAAATCCACCTTTGATTCAGCGGTCAAGGGTGAAACAATACGATTGCGATATGGCAAAAAGAGCGACTAAACCCGAAGCCCCGCAATACACTTGCAAGGATTGTGCGCATTCCGAGAATTGGCACAACACCGGCGCGGATGGTCAACCTATCTTTTGCAACTGCAAGTTCCAAAAGTGGTGCAAGTTCTTGAAATATGACCATTGCGAACACTTTACATTGAAATGATGAAAATTGAAACAAAATTCGATGTCGGGCAAATGGTGTGGATTATGTTCAATAATCAGCCGGAGCAATGGAAAGTCGTAGCAATCGACATTCACGAAATTAAGGACAATAACCGACTGATTCCAACTTATAAGCTACAATACATCGGCAACAATCATTGCGGAAGTGTTCATTCGACTTCATTATGGGAATATCAAGTTCATGCTACCAAGCGTGAATTGCTGATGTCTTTTCTAACTGATAACGACTAATGGCAAAGAAGCGTCAAAAAACAACCCGGTTTTCGATTCAAGGATTCGACTTGAACCATTATCGCACCACCGAGCAATATGCGGCGGCGGTGCAAGCCTTGTTTGACCGTGCGACCCTTGCAATCGCACAATCAGCGACACGCCGCAACATTGACCCCGACAAGCCCTTTTCTTTCGATGATTACCCCGAAGTAAAAGCCGAATTGAAAAAGATTGTCGGGCAACTTGCCACGCAGCTTCAAACCACGATTGAATCAGGGTCGAAGAATCAATGGTTGTTCGCTTGCGACAAGAACGACGGGTTCATTGCGTCTATCATGGACACGTCGAAGTTGTCAAAGGCGCGGTTGAAGAAGATGCAAGACCGCAATTTGGACGCTTTAAGCACCTTTCAGGGGCGCAAGGTCGGCGGCATGGACTTGTCGCAACGTGTGTGGCGTTATGTCGGGCAATACCGTGACCAATTAGAAACCGCCCTTGATGTCGGATTGGGCGAGGGGCGCAGCGCACAAGAACTTGCCCGCGATGTCAAGAAGAATTTGCGCGACCCTGACCGCTTGTTTCGCCGTGTGCGCGACAAGCGGGGCAACCTTGTGTTGTCGAAAGCGGCACGGGCTTTTCATCCGGGGCAAGGTGTCTATCGGTCGAGCGTGAAGAATGCCCAACGCCTGACACGTTCCGAAATCAATATGGCTTACCGGGAAAGCGACTTTTTGCGGTGGCAACAACTTGATTTCGTTGTCGGCTTTGAGATTCACCGAAGCAACCATGAACCCCTTTGCAAATGCAAGATGTGTGACCGCTTGCAAGGTCGCTATCCAAAGACGTTCAAATTCAAAGGGTGGCATCCGCAATGTATGTGTTACGCCGTGCCAATCCTGATGGATGAAGAAACCTTTGATGAAAACGAATTGGGCGACCTCAAAGCCGCCTTGCACGGCACGGAGTATAAGAAGAAACAGTCGCGCAACCTTGTTACCGATGTGCCGGACGGATTCAAAGAATGGGTCGCCGAAAACATGGAAGCGTCGGCGGGCTGGGCATCGACCCCATATTTCATCAAAGACAACTTTGTTGATGGCGACTTGTCAAAGGGATTGAAGATTGCTTTGCCGACGCTTGAACCTGATGTGCCGGATGTTCCGGCAATCCCCATATTCAAAGCAGCAACACCGCAAGAATTAAAGGATTATATTCTTGCCAATATTGCAGAAGATTGCACCCTTGAAATAAAGAAAAGCGACCTTGATTTGTGGAATGATATTGTCAATCAACTTAACCAACGCATTCAGCAATTCGGATTGCCAAAGTTCAGCCGGATAGGAAAACCGAGCAACCGACAATCCGAAGCATCATGGGATGGACATGACAATGGACTTAATGTTAATATTCCATTTTTACGCAATCAAACCGCTATTGCAAGAGCTGAAAAATGGAAGAAACGGGGCGTTTTTTATTCTTTTGCTTATGAGGATAAAGAAGATTATGTTCGTGCGGTTATTGACCACGAAATCGGGCATTGCTTGATGTCGAAGTTTAGCTTCAAATCCGAAGTAATAAAAACATTTGGGCAGGCGGGCAAGTCCGTAATGGTAAACGGCAAGCCTTTCAATGAAATTTACGATGTCTTGGGTTATTACGCAACAACTTGTGAAGATGAATATTTTGCCGAAGCCTTTGCGATGTTCACCGGGGCATCTCGTGATAAATTAGGGGAACACACCAAAGCAATGATGGAAAAATTCATTGAAAAGGTAAGCGCAAAACTTGGTCGCAACCCATTTGATAAGTCCGGGAAAGAAGCCCCGACACCTGACCCCGTGCAAGCACAACTTGACACACTGATGCCATCTATTGAAGCAGCCCGCAAGATTGCCAAAGAATGGGGGCTTGATATTCAGTTAAACGCCCTTGATAAAGCCGTTGCGAATCGTGAAATCAGCAAAATCAATGAAAGGATTGCAACCATTACGTCAAAGGCAAATCAGCTTGTTTCAATGCTTCAAAAATATGTCAATGATGTTGCCGATGTGACCAAGAGTGCAAAGGATGGTGGCGTTGACATTATGAAATTGCCCGAATTTTCCATTGTAACCCAAAATCTTATTGCGGCAAAAGCTGACAAGAAGAATTGGAAAAACAATTTTGGAACATATCAAAACAATCTTGAATCCCTGAAAAGGGCAATTCAGGATGAATTGTTGCGCCGGAAGCAAGAGGAAGAAAAGAAGAAGTCGGCAGCAGACACCGAAACATCAATGGATGATTGGCGAAAACGCACCGAGGAAGCCGGAACAGTCACAAAGTCCGAAAACGACAAGGAGATTGAAACGGTCTTGGGCATTGATAAAGGCGTTGACATGACCTTTGAAGAATCCAATGATTTGCGCGGCAATCCAAACTATGCCGAACAATGGCTTGAATGCGACCAAAAGGAAGCAACCCACTCAATGACACGCGACGGGAAAAAGGTCTATATCAGGAAGAATCCGGCTTATAAAAAGAAATATACTATAAATTGCCAATCTTGCGTGGTTGCCCATGAATTGCGCCGACGCGGTTTTGACGTTCAGGCAATCGGGAAAACGCCAAATTCAATTCCCGCAATCCTTTCGCGCCATACCGAATTGGCTTGGCTTGATGCCGATGGTAAAACGCCGACTTCAACAAGTGTTTCTTGGGCTTGGCAATCAGATAAAGACGCAATGGCAAAATCAATGGTGGCAAACCTTGAAACAGCGACAAAAGCGGTCGGGCGTTATCACCTGAAATGGACATGGGCAACGGGGTCAAGTGGTCATATTATCACTTGCGAGCGTTTGAAAGATGGCACGTTGCGCATATATGACCCACAATGTGGTCAGATAATCACCGATTTTGCAACCTACGGCAAACGGTTTGAACACGGCACATTAAAAATATTGCGGGTTGATAACTTACGCTTCAACCCGCTATATGCCGGATGCCTTAAAGGGAATAAGGCGAAGAAAAAGAAGAAGTGATTTACTTCTTGTCGGCAAGGACATCAAGGATTAACCCCCATTCTTCACGGGTTGCAACCCTTGTGTCTTTGCCGTCATACATAATCAAGATTGGTTCACCGACCGTTGGGGCATTCCCATCGTCGGTTTTTGGTGTGAATACCTGATAACCGTTCCATTCGGTTAAATATTCCGCCTTGTCGAATCCGTATGATTTAGCAAGGTCGATGATGGTTTGATTCGGTTTCATAAATTGTTCATTTCGGAGTTTTGAAATTGAGTGCGTTGTATTTGTCAATGCAATTCCCGGTCATAAAAGAATTAAAACCGTTATATCCACCGATTCTCATACAGCATTCACATTCTTCTTGCTCGTGCGCATCATCATTACATTCAACAATTATGTGCGCATCGTATTTTTCAAGAAGTTTTTGCAATTCGGTAAAGAACGTGTTATCATCTTTTGCCATGCTTCTTTACGTTTATACTACGCAAAATTAAGGGGGATTATTTATTATGGCAAATAATCCCCTTGATTTTTTAGATTGTAACGCTGTAGGTGTCCGCGAGGTTTTCCGCTATTGACATTGCGAGAATTTCGCGGATGCGGTTTTCAAGGGCTGTCAATTCGGGGTAAAACCGGGTGTTGATGATGATGTAAAGCACCCCAAAGGTAGCGACAAAAACCGAAAATGCAAACTTTTTCAAGAAAAATTTCTAAAAATCAGCGATTTATGTATTACTATAATACACGTTGGACAAAAAAAATCATAATATAAAGCCAAATTATTGACTTTATCAAAGGTCTTGCCGACGCATAAACAAGCCGATTGCCTGACCGGGCTTTTTCGCGTCGCTTGGATTCAATTCGTAGGTCAAGATTATATCACCTTTTTCCCAACAAAATTGTTTGCCTTTGACTTTCGGTTCGCCATAAAGTTTTTTGAGTTGTTCCAGACATTCGTTTTTGAATGTCGGGGAAACGTAAAAAAGGATGTTGTTGATTTTGTAATTCTTGAACGTCGCAAGAACTTCTTCAAGATTCGCGGTTTCCAACACGCAATAATCTTCATCCAATCTAACGTAACCGCCGCCATTCTTTACGTCGCCAAGCAACTCTAAGACTTTAAGATGTTTGGTTACGGAATCATTGAGCATCACCGGGTAAATGCCGGGGCGATGTTCCAAGAAATCCAATGTCCCTTTTTGTTGGGCGAATGATTGACCAACAACCGAACAGCAGAACAAAAGCGCAAATAAAAACTTTTTCATGCTTTACAGATTTTGTTTCCGCAAAAATAGTTGTTATTTGCGAAATACGCATTATTTCGTTTGCTTCTTTCGGTCTATGTTGCCCCGGTATATGGCGCAACGGTTGTTCTTATAAGGTCGGTCAGGCGCAAGCCCATAATTCCACAAGGTAGTCAGCGACACCCCCAATTCATCAGGCGTGAATCGGTCGAAGATGGCGGCGACTGACCCAAAATAATAGTGTCTATCATCGCCCAAGCAGACGTGAACGACTTGTTCATTCTTCATTTGTCCTTTGTTTATGATTACAAAGTTACAATCATTCGCCTTAAAAACACGAATATGTGCCGGAAGTTTCGGGAACACACGGGGCAAAGACGGGTCGCGGTCTTTACACGTCTTTGTCCGAGGACAACCGATGCACCGCGCCTTATGCCCCGTGTGTGGGCAAATATCCTTACAACAAGCAACTGTCATTTAGTTTTATCGTTGAAGTCGAACCATTCACGGGGCGAATTGACCGCCGCTTTTTTGATTTCCCGGTAAAAGGCTTTGTTCAGCTTACGCAGCCGGGCAAGATATTCATGGGGTCGCCAATTCCACCCCGGCATCACTTCATTGTCAGCGGCGTAAATTCCGCCCGCTGACGGCTCAAAATGTGCGAGGGCAACCAAGTGTCCATCTTTGATGAAAGCAACGTCAGAAACGCCGCCTTTGGGCTTCTTGGGATGTCTTATGGACTTACACCCGGAATAATATTCTTGGATGCGCCTTTGTTGTTCAAGGGCGGCGCGAATTTTTGCCGTCTTGTCTTTGCGGAATGCTACGATGTCGACGGCGACCTTGTGGCGCAATTCCGCAACATTGATGGGGTCTTGCCCGGTTGCGAGGTCATAAGGCATCAGCCCGTCAACGAACATCCGCACGGCGCGGGTGAAGTTTTCTTTGTCCACGATTTTGTCGTGTAATTCGGTCAGGAACTCAACCGAAAGGTTGAATCGTTCTGAAAGGGTTTTGATTGTTGATTCCATTTTTGAAAAAGGGTTTATTTGTTAATTTGTTTGATTGCGGTTGGGAATTGTCCGGCGACAAAGCAAAGGATTGCCCACGCCGCTTCAAGCGGACTATCACCGACACAACACGGCGACTTATCCCCATAATATGCGCACCATTTCCCGGACAAGCCGTGTTTCAGGGTCAACGGCATTGGATTGGGTTCAGGAATGATTGTCGGCAGCTTGTTCAAGATGTCGCCCAACGTGTAAGCGGGTGACGTGTGCGGCATCACTTCATCCGACACGGCAACGGTCGGAATGATTGTGAAGATGGTTTTGTCAATCGTTGTTGCGACATGACCCCACCGCATTGTTGCGTCGGACGTGTCGATGCCCATGCGCT